CCGGTCATCCTGTTACTCTGGAAGTAACCCCGCGACGACCGGCAAACCCCGAAGAGTCTAAGGGTCACTTAGGGCCGCTCCCCCATGTACTAAGTGCCATACGTGAATCTCGTCAGTCACGCGGTTACCGTTCCCGAGGGGCTCCCGAAACCATCACCCTGTGATTACGGCTAGACACGTCTGCCAGTCTAATCACGACACCGCCATCTTTAATGGAGCCTTTCGCATCCAACCCTCCTGTGAGGGGGAACCGCTGCAATGGCGACCGCCACTCGCGCCTCCGACGGTGGACCGTTTCACTTCTCTAAGGTTTGCCGACCACAACCGGCCAGAAACGATGTGGTTCCCACGGAACCCATCACTCTGTGTCCAGAGGATCAAGGTCAATAAAACCAAGATCCCAGTTAGAACGCAAGCGTTCCAACTCACAGAGTCCTCTCTCTTCTTTCTCAGATCTCCAACTCGCCGGAACGAGAAAGAAATCTGGAGCCTTTACCGCAAGGGCTCTTAACTTGCGCCTGTCTCGGCCGACGAAACTGAGACGAGACCATATAGGCTTGGACCTGTATCGGTATGTCCGACGTACTTTCCCGCAGGACGGAGAAAATACGTCTCTCTTACAACCCCCCATCCGCCCGTGTCTCCAAAAAGCAGCACGTAAAGCTTCTGCTTCCACGGGGTCCGCGACCCTTCCCGAAACGCGGACCAGCTCCTCTTCGAACTCGCACCCAGAAGGTGGTTCGGGCAAAGGCGTCCAATGTCTGGACGTCAAGAGGCCCTGCTCTCTAAGAAAAGCAGGGAAGCCAAAATGGCCTAGCTGGGATGGGAGGAACCCCCATCTCCTTCCGATTCGACACCTTTGAAAGGCGTCTTCCATCTGCTGAGAGACAGACACGGCCTTCGCCATGTGCATCATCCCGGCAAAATCGGAAGGAGCTCCTACTCTCCTAGGGTGACGTACCTCACGCCACTTCCCTCCCCTAGCAAGAAAGCAAGTCGAGTTGACCTCGACTACATTCTTGGCCCGAATCGTCTTGTCATCGTTGAGCCGATACCCCGAAGGGTAGTCCTGCACGGTGACCTCTCGTGAGGCAGAAATGACAGCGTCATCCCCATTCACGAGAAAACGGGCGCTTGAGTCGAACCTAGCAGCCCAGGTGGCGGCACAGTAAGACTGCAAGCAAAGGAGAGGGAAAGAGAGATAGGAACCCATCATCTGTCCGTGACTGACTTCAGCGACTTTCCCCGAGCTAAGGCGAACCTTAGGCTTCAAAGAAGACTTAGCCAATGATCTAAGTCCTCGGGGCACCTTCACCGAGGTGAAGAAAGCACAGTCGAGAAGTGCCTCTGCCACATCGTGGCAGAGGCCGTCAGTTGCAGCTATCAGATCTACCGAGGTCTGATACTCATTGACGCAGACAGATGTCATCCGTTCTTCGGTCGGAGGACCGCAAAGAAGCCAATCCTGCTTACACAAGTAGGAGTACATTGTGCTATGCAGTGGCGCGAGAAGATCGACATTCTCATCATAGATGAGAAGAGGTCGACACTTCCCCGCTGACATAACTTCTTTGTACCTTGCAGTGAAACCGAGGGGCCTTAATCCCTCTTCACTTGTAGTCAAGGTAAAGAATTCGTCTCGCCTACCTGACCAAAGAAGGTCAGCGCGCCCCTTACAGGCGCGGGCCGTAGGATTAGGAAGAAAACGACCGACGAAGTCGTGGTACTTCCTATCCCAGCCAGGGCGAAAGATACGGGTAGCAACACGCCGAACGTGTGCAAGATACTCGACGGATGAGGGTGGGGGTTGAGAGAACGCGTTCGCTTCCCACTGCGAACGCGCTGACGGAATGTGGCGTTTGCAACCCGATGGCAGGTTGCGTTTAATTGAAGAAACGGCGTGAGCGAGCTCCCACCGTTCGTGACGCCGCAGTCTTTGTAAGGTACAAAGACCATCGTTTCCTCGACGCTGGCGTCTAGGAAACGCTACAGAGGTCCGTTCCTTACCCTGTAGCAAAAGAAAAGAGAGGAAACGAGAGAGTTCACTAGGTTTGCAGTCCGGCAACTCAGAATACGGAAGACCGTATCTGACCCGAAGCAACTGCATCCCATTGTGGATCGTTTCCTTGGTGAGTCGATCGCTACGAGAGCAATCGACACACCGCTTAGCCGTCGAACCTCTGGAGGAATTATCGACGGAGCGCGTTACGTGCGCCACGCGGCTACTGCTGCGCTGGAAGGCGACTGACGCAGAGGATCGAGAGGCGAAAGAAGCCAGTCCCGATCCGTGAGCATTTAGC